TCTAATCAATGTATCAATCATCCTTGTATTATGTCAATGGACCCACATATCTGCATGCTAACAGATAAACAATCTGATGCTCATTTCGACAGGGTAAAAGATATGCTCACCATAGCTGAGGAGATTGGTGTTGAGTTAGATGCTGATGAGAAACCATTTAATGCTGAAGTAGCTGCTAATTTTAAAGATATCAATAAATATGCTTTTGATGATATTGTGAAAGGAGAAGGAAGATTTTTCACAAATAATATAAAAGAAAGTGAAATTACTCAATTTGGAAATTATTCTAGTGGAAATATTAGAGATATACTAGTAAATACTAAACATGTTATATCAGTACTTAATAGTCAGAGATCCTTTGAAGGTTTTGTTACAACTTTATTAGCAGATATAAACGATGCTTGCGGTAACCCTTGGGATTTTGCCCTACAAGCAAACGAAAGTGATTCTCATGTATTACAAGTTGTAGATAAAAATTATGTAATGGGAGCCAAAACACAAAAAAGAGAATTAAATCCATTTTTAGATGGTGTCAAAAGTTTAAGTTCTAAAAAGGGAGAAATACTAGAACCATCATCTATTTCAAAGCACTATAGATTTAAAGGTATAGGAAGTGGAAATATCTTGAAGACTGTATCCATGGCTTCTAAGCTACCAAAAGCAGTAGCTTCAATGGCTTTTATCTCTAATAAAAATCCATCTTTAAATACGGGAGATAAAACTGCAAATTCATTTAATATTTATGGGGACCAAATAATAGATGGGTTTTATTCTGGAAACTTGGGAAAGAAAAGCAAATCACCGGGTAGATTAAAAGCGGATTTTATTGAAAAAAAGGCAAATCTTATATTGGATTGGTCTACAACTTTTGCAAATCAATTTATGCAAACACCAGAAAGGAAAGATTCTTTAAGCCCAAGACAAGCCCAAAAGCAAATAGTTAATAATTTAGTCTTTGGTTCAAAACTACACTTAGCTGAGAATATGAAAGAAAATGCTGTTGCAGCTCCCAGATTATTACCTCTTGAATTATCTTTGACTCTAGACGGTATATCAGGAATATACCAGGGTAACAGTTTAACAATGGATGTAGTAGAAGATGGGGGAGTATTACCTAATAGATATAAAGATAAAGTATTATTTCAAATTACAAAAGTTAGTAATGGTATAAGCGATAGCGGTTGGACCACCACTTTAACTTGTATGATGAGAATGATACCACAGAAGGAAAGACCCCTTCCATTATTTGCAAAAATAGGAGTAGAGATAAAAGGATGATAGATGAAAATATAGATAGTAATAGCACTTATGGACAATTGACAGACGATTTTGGTAAGCCTACAATATCACCAGTAAATATTTTCCGTAAACCTAATGAAAAGGATTATAAGAAGGGATACTTCAAAAGATTTTTCATAGCAAGATACGACTCACATGAAGCAATAGAAACAGATTTTAAGTTCTTTTCAAGTAAATTTTCAGACTTACCAAAAGGTCTTTATAAAAAAGCTTCAATGAATTGGTATATAACTAGAACCAATTTACCAATTGTAAATAAAATGACAGCAATAACAGTAAATTCCGTTAATGAATACTATTGTAACTTAGCAAGTAAAAAGCTGCCACAGCTTAAAAATACTATAAAAGATTTTGCCAAATTTGTTCGATAAGTCGTAAAAATTGATTATATTAGAAGTATGAAAATAAACCAGGTTACAATAGATTTAGAAAATAAAGTGCGTGTACAAACCTATATTAAAGATGGAAAGAGTATAGATTTGGATATATTAAAACCTGAGGCGCAAAAATTCTTCAATCGATTATATTGGAATCGTCAAGATATATCTGATGTAATACCAAACTGCAAACATCGTGAATATATTGAAAGATTAAAAGCTTTCTTAGACAGCCTAGATATTTCAGACTATGATTCACAAGTGGCTGAAACTTACGAAAATCTGATTTTACCAATTTTTAATAGAATAGAAAGAAATGGTTTATATACTAATAGCGGCTATGAGTATTCTAAGTATAATTTATTTACTATTACTGGCAGACCCTCTAATGCAAACAAGGGTATTAATTATGCAGCATTAAATAAAGCTGATGGAACTAGAGAAAAGTATATAAGTAGATTTAATTCTGGGTGTTTATTAGAAATGGATTTTGATGCATATCACATTAGACTAATTGCAGCCCTTATAGATTACAAATTACCATCATCTTCAGTACACGAATATTTTGCAAAGCAATTTTACGGTGTTAAGTCTGTTACGAAGGAAGAATATAAGCAATCAAAATCTATGTCTTTCCAAGTTCTTTATGGGGGAGTACCTAAAGAATTGGAAGGTATTGAATATTTCGATAAAGTTAAAGCTTACATTTCTAACTTATGGGATATTTATAATAACAAGGGTTATATTCAGACTCCAGTCTTCAAGCGAAGGTTATATAAAAGAAATCTGGCAGACATGAACCCTCAAAAGTTATTTAATTATTTAATACAAGCTTACGAAACAGAAAGAAATATAAAAACAATTCAGAATATGGAAAATATCCTAGAAGGGAAACAATCTAAATTGATATTATATACGTATGATGCATTTCTATTTGATATATCTAAAGAGGAGATGAATTTGAAAGACACAATAGCAAAAGAATTAGACTTCCCAGTAAAAATACACACTGGTAATAACTACAATGATATGAAACTTTTAGCTTAGTTTTTTGATATTTATAAACAATGAATATGTTAATTGATAAACTAGTTAAAGATTGGGCTTGGCGAGTAAATGATGGTATGCCCGATCCTGGCAAGAAAGATCACTTAGATCTTCTTGAAACAACTTTGCGTGCAAACGGAATGACAGAGGAGTTTATAAATAAATTCATTGCTGAAATAGACTTTAAAAATAAAGCAGAGTTTGCAAAATATAATGCCCAGCATGATATGAGATCAACCACTAAAGTTAATATAGGTGGAAAGGATACTACTGCTGGTGATGCTGACCCTAAAGCAAAAGATACGGTGAAAAAGAAAAAGCCAAAAGCTAAACCTACAGATGCAAAGGCAGATGAAAAACTACAGAAAAAAATAGATAAAGCCAAACCAGGGTTTATTGAAAAATCCAAAGCTAAGATTGACAATATTGCTTTTGCAAATGAACAAGATTCTAAAGTCTTCTCTGAAGCATTACCTAAATTGATAAATGGCGATGATGTTAGTAAAGAAGAAATGGCAACACTAAACAAATATGCAAGAATAAAAGATAATCCTAATGAAACAACTATATATTTAGCAAATCAAAAACCTGGAAACTTCAAACAGGGTGCTAGAGATAAATTGAAATTTGGTACAGGAGAAGCTGGTAAGGCAGTAAAACAAAGCATGGTAGATAAGGGAATGGAAAAAGCTGATCCTGTAACTTCCTCTGAGTCTGTACCAGTTAAGATTGGTGGTAAAATCTTAACCTTGAGTAAAATGGGTAAAACTATTTCAAACAAAGTTGAAAAGACTAGAGTTGATGGAAAGATCACTGAAGTAAAAGTTGGAGATCATACCATGAGAAGACAGTCAATGCCAGATACAGATTCACTAATAAAAGAAATTGTAGAATATAAAGAACAGAATCCTGGTATATCTGATGAAGATGTAGAACACAAAGTTGAACAATTACAAAGTGGTATTATAAGATATAACAATCTTATAGATTCTTACGATAAGATAGATAACCTAGACTCAGTATCATTAGTAGAAGGTGCAAACCCTGCAACTAAAGAGGGTAGAGATAAGTTAGCAAAAGAAGGCCCCAAGGTAATAGCTAATAAATTGGAAGAAGCTCTAGGTGAAAATCCTACAAAAGCTGAAAAACAGATAGTGACCGATCTAGAAAATCTATCAAATATAGATGACCCTTCTGAGTATGAAAAAGAGTCTATGGAAATTTTAAAGAGGATGGGTAATGCTGCTTCTATTTCGAAAGCAGCACCAGATCTAGCTGAATCATTAGTATTACTTGCCAACAATAAAAATGGCAAACCAACAATAGCACCAGCAGGTGAAACATTTCCTGTAGCAGATTTAATACAATTTCCAATTGAAGACTTAGATCCAAATGACCCAGACTACATTAAGAAAATAGCAGCTGGAGGAGAAACCATAGTTACTATGACAGATGCTGGTGGCTTAAGTGTTAAGAAAGATGGAGGAGCAGCATCAGGATTTACTGCAAAATTAGGAATGACTACTTTCAAAACAGAAACTACTAAAGAAAGTTTAACAAATGTATTAAACCAACATAATAATTTTATTGGGGGTAAAAGTAAAGGTGCTGAATTATCAGAAGAAAAGATACAATCTGGTAAGGCTGTATTAGACAAAGAAGAAAAAGCAGCAAGAAAGGCAGGCTTAATAAAGGGAGATCTTAAATTCAAAGATGGAAGGACGCCTAGACAATGGGCAGAGGATAATCTAGCAAAGTGGGAAGCTGATGGTAAGTATAAAGGAATGACTGATGAAAATAAGAAAATGTTACTTGATGGCATGGAACAATATTCTAGAGGAGGGTTAATCCTACAGGAAGTACATAACAATGATTTAGCTTTTCAAGATTATGCAAACGCAAACGCAAATACTAAGACTGGTGAGATAGAAATGAGCGATGGTATAAATTGCATAAATAATATGGCATTCCAAGCAAGCCCAGGTTTTGAACCAGCTCAAGATAAAAATGGAAATTGGGTGGCAAGACCTAATGCAGTATATGCTGGTAATCTTAAAAAGGTATGTAGATAGGGAATAATAGAATGAGAACTAATTTACTATGTACATTTACAAGTCCAAAACAAAAGCGTAAAACACTTGATTTAATAATAGAAAAGTATGATATATTATATAATAAAATCTTTCTATTAAGAAACGTTGAAAACTCTAACGAGTTGATGTGTACATATAATATTTCTGTAGATGAAAATTATTCTGAATTAGATAATACTATCCTTTTACATAGAAAGAAAGCAACTAATAGTTTATATACAATAAACGCTTTAAATGCTCTAATAACAGTTTTGAATAATGGTGTACTAGATACATCTTATCAACTAGATTGGGAAAATTATAGAAATACAATGCTATTAACCAATGATGAAGGTCTTAAAAGGATTCAGACAGAAGTTGATGATATTATCTATATAAAGATTAAACGTTGATATTTATATTATAATAGAATGAAGACGCATTTTATAAAAAAAGGAGAACATAAAAATGACAAAATTCGATATTAGAGAATGGAACAAACAAAATAAAAAGTTTGTTATCAATGAAAACAACTCAATGGATCTAGTAACTGAAGGTCCAAATGCAGATAATAAATACTTCAAGTCTGATGAAATTACACCAAAGCAACCAATATTCTTTTGGGATGGTGATGATGATGAAGTAGGAATTTCAGTTAAACCACCATTCAAATATAAAAAGTCTGAAACTAATTTTGCACCTGCAAAAATGATGGGTTTATGGAATAAAGGTAAAGATTGGAAATCAGCAGGTGGTACTTTGAAAAATAATCAAAAATTCAAATGGACTGGTAAATCTTGGGAAGGTCAAGGATATGATGACTATGAAATTTACCCAGACGATGCAGTTTTAAGATATTTCACAAAAGCATAAAAAGATAAAGTTTTCCCGAATTTCTTTGGATAAGTCAAAAAAAATTCTTATATTAGTAAATAATAAATAAAAAGTACAAAAATGAACAAATTACTATTAGGAATGTTATGTTTTGCTTTCGGGCAAATTGTTATATGGTATCAAACCAATGGCCAATTTATTTCTAAATGGGCTAAAGAACACCCACTAATCTTAGCAGCAACACTTGGAATCCCAATTTCATATTCATTTATTATGGGAACCAAGTATATTGTTGAACATTTTGATGGCCAATTATGGCCAGGGCGTTTGCTTGGTTTTGGTATTGGAGCAATTATTTTTGCCATACTAACGTATATACATATGAGTGAAGGTATTACTGCTAAAACCGCAGTTTGTCTTACTCTTGCAACAACGTTAGTAATGGTACAAATTTTCTGGAAATAATTTGGATAGGTCGTAATTTTTTATTATATTAGTATTAACAATTAAAAAGGGAGAATTAGACATGATTACAATCGAAAACTTGCAAGAGACTTTAACTAGTATATCATCAGATGTTGAAAAGTTCAACAATGGTAATAAATCTGCTGGTACAAGAATTAGAAAAGCAATGCAACTATTAAAGGGTCAAGCACAAGACCTAAGAAAAGACGTGCAAGAAATTAAAAATAACAAATAAAAAAGGAGAATTAATTATGGCAATTGATTTAGAAGCAATCCGTAAGAAATTACAAGGATTACAAACATCGACGACTAGAACGTCGAATTTATGGAAACCTGAACCAGGTAAAAACCAAGTAAGAATAGTACCTTATCAGTACGACAAAGATAACCCATTTCAGGAATTATTCTTTCACTATGGTTTAGGTAAAAGGAATTATCTATCACCAACTACTTTTGGTGAAGCAGACCCAGTATCAGAATTTGCTGACAAACTAAAGCAAACTGGTAACAGAGATGACTGGCAACTGGCAAAGGGACTTACTCCTAAAATGAGAACTTACGTTCCTGTATTAGTAAGAGGCCAAGAATCTGAAGGTGTTAAATTATGGGGATTTGGTAAAACAGTTTATCAAGAACTATTAACATTTATAGCAGACCCAGATTACGGTGATATTACGGATTTAAAATCTGGTAGAGATATTACAGTAACATTCACGCCAGCAGAAGGGCAAGAACGTTTCCCTAAAACTGCAATTATGGTTAAACCTAACCAATCACCTGCAACAGAAGATAAAGCAGTAGCAGAAAATATTATGAATGGTCAAGAAGACTTGATGAATATTTTCAAGAAAGTTTCCTATGAAGATTTGAAAGCAGCATTGGAAGAATGGTTAAATCCAAGTGAAGGTGAAGATACTGAACCAGTAAAAGCAACTCCTGCTGTAGCAGGCGTTAAGAAAACTGATGATATAGATACTGCTTTTGACGATCTATTCAATAATTAGGAGATAATTATGGCTAGAAAGAATAAAAAGCAAAAGCAAAGTATTGCAGAACGAGACGAACTAGCCGGAGTTATTGCAGACTCACTTAATAAGAAATTTAAATCAATGAAGGTTGCATATTTCTTAGATGGAGCGGAGGATACACCAACAGATTTAACTGAATGGGTATCCACCGGTTCATCTTTGTTAGATTTAGCAATTTCAAATAGACCTAATGGTGGTATACCAGTTGGGAGGATAACCGAATTAACCGGTTTAGAAGCCTCTGGTAAATCTTTAATTGGTGCTCACTTATTAGCTAATACTCAGAAGCAAAAGGGATTAGCAGTTTATATAGATACTGAAAACGCTATGAATGAAGAATTCGCAAGAGCTATAGGTATAGATATAAAAAGTATGTTATACATACAGCTAGAAGCTATTGAAGATATTTTTGAAGTTATTGAAAATATTATTCTAAAAATTAGAGAGTCAGATAACAATCGGCTAGTTACAATTATAGTTGATTCAGTAGCAGGAGCAACAACAAAAGTAGAGCAAGAAGCAGATTTTGAAAAAGATGGTTGGGCTACAAGCAAAGCTATTATAATTTCAAAAGCAATGAGGAAGATGACACAATTAATAGGACGCCAAAGAATTTGCTTAGTATTTACAAATCAACTAAGAGTAAGATTGGGCGTTTCCTTCGGGGATCCCTATACAACATCTGGTGGAAAAGCTCTAGGATTCCATGCTTCTTGTAGATTAAGATTAAAAGCAGCAGGGCAGATAAAAGCTAAAGTTGATGGAAAAGAACAAGTAATTGGTATTAAACTAAAGGCTCAAGTAGTTAAGAATAGGATGGGACCTCCATTAAGAATTGCAGAATTTCAAATATATTTCGATAGAGGTATTGATGATTATGGTTCATGGCTACAAGTTATGAAAGATTATGATCTTGTACAACAAGGAGGATCTTGGTATACATACACAGATTCCAAAACTGGAGAAGAGATTAAATTTATGTCTAAGGAATTCGAAAGTAAAATCTTAAATAATCCGGAACGTAAGGAAAGAGTTTATCAATCGATATGTAATGCATTGGTTATGTCTTATCAAACAGGAGATATAGGTATAGACGACGTAGAGATTGGTAACGATGATGTCCCGATAGGCTAATGCCAAGGGTTTAGAGGGAAAATCTCACTTTGGAAAAAAATTGCGAACAAAATTTTTTCTTCCAAGGAAATTTCAATATATAGATAGGGGGTCCTGATATAGACAGCTAAAGCAACCCCTATCTATTTATTGTTCTCACATAATAAAAAATAAAAACCTATATGAAAAAGTATTATAGCGATATACTAAGCACATTAAAAGAAGACGATACCAAATTAGGATTAAACGATAGAGTCCTCTTAATAGATGGGCTGAATACGTTTATCAGAGCATTTGTTATGAATCCATCTACTAATGATGATGGAATTCATGTTGGAGGTATAAAGGGTTTTCTACTTTCTATTGGTTATGCAATTAAAAATATAAAACCAACTAGGGTTATAATTTGTTTTGATGGAGCTGGGGGAAGCCAACGTAGAAGAAAACTACTTCCAGAATATAAGCAAAATCGCAAAGTTAATAGGAAATTACTAAGGGCTGCACATCAACAAGATTCAGCAGAAGATAATAGACTTGCAATGAAAAATCAAATGCAAAGACTATTGAATTATTTAAGTAACTGCCCAATAACATTAGCAACTATAGATAAGATAGAAGCTGATGATTCTATAGCTTATATTTGTAAACAATTACTTTCAAATAGTAAATGTTTTATAATGTCTTCTGATAAAGATTTCATACAATTAGTAGATAAAAGAATTACAGTTTGGTCACCAACCAAAAAGAAATATTATTTCCAAAATGATGTTAAAGATGAATTTGAGTTAAGACCCGAAAATTATATTTTATATAAATGTTTATTAGGAGACAAAGGTGACAATGTACCAGGTATACGAGGCTTGGGTCATAAATCACTTATAAAATATTTACCAATACTATTCGGCACTGATGTATTAACATTAGAGGATATTATAGAATATGCAAAAACCAATTCAATTCCTTCTAGGCAATTGGATTTAATAAAAGATAATGAAGAAAAGCTCTATCTAAATTATAAGCTAATGCAATTACATGAAGCAGATATCTCTGGTTCAGCAAAAGAAAGATTGCAAAATATAGTAAAAGCTCCAATACCATCGTTTGTAAAATACGACTTTATGAAAATGCTTTTAGAAGATAGAATGCAAATAGTAAAAAATATAGAATTTTGGATAAGAGATGTATTCTTATCTTTAGACACAAAGGCTAAATATGATAAATAAACTTTCAGATTTTGGTTACAACTTCCAAGTTAAGTTAATAGCAGCATTATTAACAGATAAGAATTTCCTACAACAGATATCTGATATATTAGACTATAGATATTTTGAATCTGAAGCAACTTCTTTTATTGTTAAATGTATAAAAAGCCATGTAGTAGAATTTAAATCTCCACCAACAATGGAGGTGATGAAAGTAAAGATAAAAGAGCTAACAGACGATGTATTGGAAACTTCAGTTGTATCTTCGCTAAAAGATGCAATGAGAAGTGCTGGTTCATCTGATTTAGACTTTATCAAAGAAGAATCTATTAAGTTTTGTAAAAATCAAAAATTAAAGGGTGCCATCGTTGAATCCGTTAACCTGCTAGAGAGCGGTGAGTTTGATGCCATAAAGGTTAAAATAGACGAAGCAATGAAGGCAGGAGGCGACAGAAATATCGGCCACGAATATAATACCGAAATCGATGATAGGTATAAGTCAAGTGTTCGTAACACAATTACAACCGGTTGGGAAGTAATTGATGATTTGTCCGATGGGGGGTTAGGTAGTGGAGAGCTTGGAGTAATGGTGGCACCCGCCGGTATAGGTAAATCTTGGGCATTAGCAAACATTGGAGCGAATGCTGTAAAAGCTGGTAAAACTGTATTGCATTATACATTGGAATTAAATCAAGCGTATGTTGGGCTAAGATATGATGCAATTTTTACAGGGATACCAGCTCAAGAATTAAAGTATAACTTGGATGATGTAAAGAAACGGGTAAAGAATATATCTGGAGAATTGATTATAAAATATTATCCAACAAAAGGGGCAACAGTTTTATCTATAGGTTCACATATAGAAAAATGCAAGATACAAGGTAGGATGCCCGATTTGATAATAGTAGATTATGCAGATTTATTAAGAGGAAATGGTAGAGAGGTTAGGCATGAACTTGGTAATATCTATGAAGACTTAAGAGGTTTAGCTGGTGAATATGAAGTACCAGTATGGACCGCATCTCAAGCAAATAGGTCTGCATTGCAAGAAGACGTAATACAAGCTGACAAGATTGCAGAATCATATTCCAAGATTATGACAGCAGACTTTGTTATATCTTTATCTCGTAAAATAGAAGATAAAGCAGCTGGAACTGGAAGATGGCATATTATTAAAAATAGATTTGGACCTGACGGAATTACATTACCAAGTAAGATGAATGCTTCAAATGGTCAAATAGATATTTACGATGGAGCCACTGTTCAAGGACAAGCAGCACAGGAGGATATAAATAATAATTCTGAATACTTAAGGAAAATGCTTGGTAATAAGTTCAAAGAATTAAATGGATAGTAGTTGTTATATAATTATATATCGATATTTATTATAGAATCCGGCACAACCAATGCCGGTTGTTTTTATCTATAATTAAGAATAAAGGGAAAGGATCATGGAAGTATCAAGTCAGATTTTATCAGAAATAACAGTATACATGAAGTATGCAAAGTACATCCCAGAAAAAAATAGACGTGAAACCTGGACAGAGTTAGTTGATAGAAATAGAAAAATGCATCTTAAAAAATATCCAGAATTAGTAGGACAGATTGCAAATGCATATTGGTATGTTTATGACAAAAAAGTACTTCCATCAATGAGGTCAATGCAATTTGCTGGCAAACCAATTGAAATATCTCCAAACAGAGTTTACAACTGTGCTTATTTACCAATAGACCATATTGATGCTTTTAGTGAAACTATGTTTTTGTTGTTAGGTGGCACTGGGGTTGGATATTCTGTACAAAAACATCATGTTGAAAAATTACCAATAATAAGTAAACCCTATCCAAAAAGAGCAAGAAGATTTTTAATTGGAGATTCAATTGAAGGTTGGGCAGATGCAATAAAAGTTCTTATGAAATCTTATATGAATGGAGGAGGTTCAAGAATTGATTTTGACTTTTCAGATATTAGACCAAAGGGTGCAAGATTGATAACTTCTGGTGGTAAAGCTCCTGGACCACAACCACTAAAAGAATGTATTGTAAAACTAACTGGTATTTTAGAATCTAAAGAAACTGGAGACAGTCTAACAACTTTAGAAGCTCATGATATGATTTGCCATATTGCTGATGCAGTATTAGCTGGTGGTATTAGAAGAGCTGCACTTATTTCTTTATTTAGTGCTGATGATGGTGAAATGATTTCATGTAAAGTTGGAAACTGGTGGGAATTAAACCCACAGAGAGGCAGAGCAAATAATTCAGCATGTTTAATGAGACATAAGATTAAAAAAGAATTCTTCATGGATTTATGGAAACGTATTGAATTATCTGGAAATGGAGAACCAGGAATTTATCTTAACAACGACAAAGATTGGGGAACTAACCCATGTTGCGAAATTGCCTTAAGACCTTTTCAGTTTTGTAATCTTTGTGAAGTAAATGTTTCAAATATCGAATCACAAGAAGACTTAAATGCAAGAGTAAAAGCTGCAGCATTTATAGGAACACTCCAAGCAGGATATACTTCATTCCATTATCTAAGAGACGTTTGGAGAGAAACTACTGAGAAAGAAGCATTAGTTGGTGTTTCTATGACTGGTATTGGTTCTGGTGCTGTATTAGGTTATGATTTAAAAAAAGCAGCAGATGTTGTAAAAAGAGAAAATTCAAGAGTAGCAAAAATTATTGGTATTAATAAAGCAGCAAGATGTACTACAGTAAAGCCTGCAGGAACAACATCATTAACATTAGGAACTTCATCTGGTATTCATGCATGGCATAATGATTTTTATATTAGAAGATTGAGAGTTGGGAAAAACGAATCAATATATCGACACTTATCCAAGTATCACCCAGAGTTAGTTGAAGATGAATATTTTAGACCTCACGACACTGCAGTTATTCAAGTTCCTCAAAAAGCACCAAGTGGTTCGATATTAAGAACTGAATCTCCATTCGCATTATTAGATAGAGTTAGGAAAGTAGCTACTGAATGGGTAAAATCAGGTCATAGAAAAGGTTCGAATACACATAATGTATCTGCAACTATATCCTTAAAAGATAAAGATTGGGAACTAGCAGGAGAATGGATGTGGGAAAATAGAAATTCATATAATGGACTTTCAGTATTACCTTATGACGGTGGTACATATACTCAAGCTCCATTTGAAGATATAACTAAAGCAAAGTATAAAGAAATGGAAAAAACTTTAAAAGAAGTTAATTTATCAAATGTTATAGAAGAAGGTGATAATACAAATCTATCTGGTGAACTAGCATGTGCAGGAGGAGCTTGTGAAATTACCTGATTTGATTCAAGAGTTATGCATTAATGAATATTTAATGGGAGAAACTCGTGGAGTACAGAATAGACCAACTACATATAAGGTTAAAGGAAATAGAGAAAGAAATAGAAGAATATCAAGAAAATTGCAGACATAAAGAACAGGAAATAAGATTTACAAACGAAAGAGAAATAAGATGGGTTTGTAAAAGATGTGAACTTCCAAGAGGTTGGCCAACAAAAGAGAAAGAGGAAAATTGGTTAAAAACAAAGAGGAGATAAAAGTTTGGAAGAAAAAATAAAAGAAGAAAAAAAAGATTTAGTATTAGAAAGAGTACCACCTGGAGATAGATGGACTCCTGTAAGTGGAGATACAAAAATGGTACTACCATCTTTAACAGATGCGCTGGAATATATTTACCAAAGAGAGGGCCATAGAGATTTTCATCTTGCTGCTCTAGATGGTAAAGTATATGCTGTTGAAGAAGTAGAAGTAACCCCAGAACCACCAAAAACATTCAACTTATACGGCGAATAATTTCGATAAGTCAATTTTTTTTATTATATTAGCAATATGATTACAATGATAGAAGGCCCGAGAAATACGGGTAAAACACACTTGTTACAAGAAGCTGGAATTAAGGTTTATAAATTTCCATATGCCAAATGGTATAATATCCTTGATTTAGGTAAAGATAAATTAGCTGCCAATGCTTTTGGTATGGGTAGAGTAATATTACATGACCTAAATAATCATGGGTACATAGAAAATATTGTAACTGATAGAAGCATAATTTCACCATTAGCTTGGGGGGTCATAGAGGGAAGAGTTACAGAACAAGAATCAAATAGAATTCTTATGAAAATACTACATGAAGGTATAATTACAGTAGATGATAAAATTATATATGTAACTGGAGATAATACAAATAGTAGAGATAGAGGGGACCATTGGGACAATTCAGATTATGAATTAGAAGATAGAATGTATTATAATATAATGGAAACCATAGATAAATATTTAGGAAATGTTATAGAATTTGAAAATAATTTTGATAATAAATCTATTATAAGATTTAAAAAATTAATATGAATATACATCCAAAACCAAGTTTAGCAATAAAAGAAACTAAAGATAAACTTTACAGTTTAGGTAAAGAAGTATTTAGTGGAAAATGGCAATCAGTAAATGTAGACCAAGCAATGTGGGAATTATTCAATCATGATGTAAAATTTATTATGCCACAAGAAATTTCAGAAATGGTAAAAGAAATTAAACCAAATCTACCATGGGCTGATGATCATTTTGCAGAAAGAGTTGGTGGAGTACCATTAAACCCACCACCTAGTAGTGAATGGTGGCCATTTGCACAAAAAGGTAATAAACAGTTTAAATCCGATGAGAAGTTTTCTCATACTTATCCAGAAAGACTATGGCCTAATCATATAGAGGGAATGAGATACAGATATGGTGATATGCAAGATGTAGTACAATTATTAGAAAGAGAACCTTTTACGCGTCAAGCTTTCTTACCCATATGGTTCCCAGAAGATACTGGTGCACATCACGAAGAAAGAGTTCCATGCACATTAGGGTATCATTTTATTAGAAGAGATAATTGGTTACATTTATTCTACTTTATTCGTTCTTGTGATTATATACGCCACTTCCGTGATGATATATACTTAGCAATGAGAAAAGCAAAATGGGTATTAGAAACATTACAAGGCCGTTCAAAAAAGTGGGACGATGTAAAGCTTGGTATTTATGATATGAAAATCGTCTCATTACATTGCTTTGCTGGTGAGAAAGAAGTATTAAAACAAAATAACAAATAGGAGAAAAAATGAAGTTTACAAAAATTAGAGATGTAAAATCTCCAACTAGAGCAAACACAACAGATGCTGGTATAGACTTCTTTATACCAAACGATAAAAGTATATTACAAAATGGTATGATAAAATTAAAACCTCAAGAGTCTTGTTTAATTCCATCTGGAATAAAGGTTAATGTGCCTGAAGGATTTGCATTGGTAGCATTTAATAAATCTGGAGTAGCAGTAAATAAAAAGCTACAGGTAGGAGCTTGTGTAGTTGATTGTGGTTATCAAGGAGAAGTACATATAAACCTAACAAATATTGGTTTAATTGATCAAACACTATATCCTGGTGATAAAATAATACAACTAGTATTATTAAAATTAGGCGACCCTATAGTAGAAGAAGTAGAAGAAAAAGAGTTATATCCAGAAGTATCTTCAAGAGGTGAAGGTGGATTTGGTTCATCTGGAACTAAATAATTGTTAATAAGTTCCACTCAAAAAATTTGGATAAGTTAATAAAATTTGTTATATTAGTATATAATAAAAAGAATGGGTATGCTGAATAATATAAAAGTTTCTAAAATCACATCACACTTTAATAAGGGCGAATGGGATATGCATCTATCAGGATATGATAGCAATGGAAAGAATGTACAGATAAAAGAAAAGTATAAAGATTACTTTTACTATGATGCTGAGCACATTTCTGATATAGATGATTTCCCTGGTATGAAAACCCCAGGCGATGAAATATATAAATCTGTAGATGGTAAAGATCTTCTACGTGTATATTATACTTCTATAAAAAACAAAAATAGATTAACAAAGAAACATATAAAACGCACTTACCAAGCAGACCTAACTCCAGAGTTTAAGTTTATATTGGATAACAACTTGGAATGGTCTACTAAGCGTCACTTTATGTATTTAGATATTGAGACTTGGTATGATCCCAATGATTCATCTCAAAACAGACCTGATTCACCAAACATGCCTATTACTTCAATAGTTGCATATTCAAGTGAAGCTAAGAAGTATTTTGTATTTTCATGGCACCCAGAAAAGACTAAGAATTTTACAGAACCAAAATTTGTTGACAAGGATAATGTAACATATGTCTTTTGTAAAACAGAAGAAGATGTATTACTTGGGTTTATTAACTTAGTTAAAACCTGCAAACCAGATATTCTTTCTGGGTGGTATTCTTCTGGTTATGATATGCCTTATATATTAAATAGAAGCAAACGCCTTGGATTACCGATTGAAGAGTTATCTCCGGTAAAAGATTATTATATTAGAAAAAGAGGTGATTATTGGAAATTTCAAATAAAAGGTTTAGACCATATTGATATGATGGAAGCTTTACAAGATTTGAAATATAATTTGCCAAATTGGAAATTGGCAACAGCAGCAAAGGTTATTCTTAAAGATGAAGAATTTGGAAAATTAACAGCATCAACCTGGAAGGATTGGTTAGATGATTATGAAGGATTCTTAAAATATGCTGTACGTGATGTTGAGATTCTTAAAGAGATAAATGAAAAAGTTCAAGTATTTGACTTATACATTTCAATGCAACAAATTGCAAATTTACAAACGTTAAATCTTGTATTCTTTAAATCAATGCTATGTGATAATTACATGTGCAAAGAATTCCATAATAAAACTATTTTCCCTACTAGATATTCAAAACGCAGAAGAGATTATCAGGGGGCTATAGTTATTGATCCAACAGAACCAGGCTTGAATGAAAATGTAACAGTAATGGATTATACTTCGCTATATCCAACAACTATGATGGCATTTAACATTTCACCAGAAACTTTCATATGCTCCCAAGAACAGTGCGAGAAGGGCGGTATAGATATCGAAGATGTAGTACAACAACTGAAAGATGATAATATAGATTACGTAGACACTGGATATTCTAAGGATTTATTCGGTAGGAGATATTTGTTTTATGGTCATACACACAAAGTTGGTATAATACCACAAATACTTAAAAAGATATTTGTTCAAAGGGTAGAGATCAATAGAGCATTAAAAGCTGGAGAAATTTCTTCTGGTAATCGTGAAGCAATGCATAAAAGACAATGGTCATATAAAATTATTATGAATTCTGCATATGGTGCAATGGGATATTCATTATTTAGAATGTGCTTATTTGAATGTGCAGATGCAGTTACATTCTTTGCAAGACAGGCTTTGAAATTTGGCCTAATTCATTTTAACAATAAAGGTCATAAACCTTTATATGCAGATACAGATTCTGTATTCATAAAATCTAATGGTAAAGATGAGGATGGTATGAAAGGAATGCAAAAAGAATATAATGATTCTTTATATAAGGATTTTGTAAAAAAGCATAATACTGGTCCAGTAAAAGACTTCATGTTCTTAGATTTGAAATTTGAATACTATTTAGATAGAATATATTTTGGAGATGTAAAGAAAAGATATTATGGAATAATAAAAGGTTCAGGAAAGAAAGTAATAAGAGGGATGAATATTATACGTAAAGAAACACCAGAGTTCTTAAAGAAAAGATTAAATGATATGGCTGAGTTAGCTGTAACAAAAAAATTAACTTTAGATTGGATTCTAAATTTACGTAAAGAGGTTGAATCACAACCATATCAAAAGATTGGTATGGCCAAAGCCTTTGGAAAACCATTTAATACTTATACAAAAACAATGCCCCAGCATGTAAAAGCTGCTGTTTGGGCAAATGATATTTTAGGAACAGAATTAACTAATTTAGATAATCCCTATCTATTTTATGTTAAATCTCAAATTGAAGACGACAAAAAAATAAAAGAAAGGCATAAAGCTATTTGTATAAATGAAGATGATTTGCATTTAATTGATAAAAATAAAGACAAATTCGAAATTGATTATGATATACTATTTTACAAGCAGTGTATAGTTCCAATTGAAGAATTTCAGCAAATGCCTTATATAGAAGAATTATTAGAAAAATATAATGAAAATATCAATAGTTGATTCAAATCTAGATATTTATTATTAAGAAAATAGTTATAAATTAGAATTAAAAAAAGGTTATTATATGTTATACCCAATTGGCGACAAGGTCGTAATCAAAAAAACAGACGCAGATGATATTACATCCGGAGGCGTTATTATGCCTGATACTACTCAAGAAGCTGTAGTAACAGGAGAAGTTGTAGCGGTTGGTCCAGGAGTATTATTGTTATCTGGGTCAAGAGGAGCTATGCAATGTAAAGTTGGAGATATGGTAGTATTTCTAAAACACAGTGCAAGAAAAACTGAATTGGAAGGTGAAGAATACCTAATAATCAGGGAACCAGATTTAGAAACAATAATAGGAGAATAATAAATGTCAAAGAAATTAAGTTTTAGTACAGAAGCAAGAACGGAGCTTTTTATAGGAGTTGATAAACTAGCAGAAGCAGTAAGAGCTACTCTAGGGCCAAGTGGTAGAAACGTAGTTCTTGAAAAAGGTTATGGTCAATATCATTCTACAAAGGACGGTGTAACAGTTGCAAAGGAAATAGAATTGGAAGACCCCATCCAAAATGCTGGTGCTCAAATGGTAAAAGAAGTAGCAAATCAAGTTAACGATGAAGCTGGAGATGGAACAACAACCGCAACGGTATTAGCTCATTCAATTCTACAAGAAGGATATAGAAAAGTTATGAATGGCTCTAATCCAATTGAATTAAAAAGAGGTATGGATTTAGCTGTAAAAGGTATAATTGAAGGTATTGATGAAATATCAACTGAAGTAACATCAAATGAAGAGATAACACAAGTGGGAACAATTTCATCTAATAACGATTCAACTATAGGTAATCTTATTTCATCTGCAATGGAAAAAGTTGGAAATGATGGTGTGATAACCATAGAGGAATCTAGAACTGCTGAAGATGAATTAGAAGTAGTTGAAGGGTTACAATTTGATAAAGGATATTGCTCTCCATATTTTATAACAAATCAGCAATCAATGCTAGTTCAAATGGAAGAACCTTTGATTTTATTATACGATAGAAAAATTACATCATTAAAAAGTTTAGTAAAAACGTTAGAATATTGTATAGCACAATCCAAACCCTTAGTAATTATTGCAGAAGATATAGATGGAGAAGCATTAGCTGGATTAATTGTAAATAAAGCAAGAGGAACACTACAAGTTGCAGCAGTTAAAGCTCCTGGCTTTGGTGACAAAAGAAAAGATATGTTAGAAGATATTGCATGTTTAACTGGAGCAACAGTTGTATCTGTAGATAAGGGTATGAAATTAGAACAATTTGAACCAGAATGGTTTGGTTCTGCAAAGGTGATAACAATAGATAATAGGCAAACTACTATAGTTGATGGTGGAGGTGAAACAGAAGTTATTCAAAATAGATGCAAAGAAATCCAAAATATGATTGATGATTCTTCATCTTCTTATGAAAAGGAAGGTATGCAAGAAAGACTTGGTAAATTGATAGGAGGGGTTGCAATAATGAAGATCGGAGCAGGTTCAGAATTAGAAATGAAAGAAAAGAAAGATAGAGTTGAAGATGCATTAGCTTCAACACGAGCTGCAATTGATGAGGGAGTTGTACCAGGAGGAGGAATAGCACTAATGAGAGCAAGATCTTCTATAGTAAATTTGAAAGGTGAAAATACTGATCAACATGAAGGTATTTCAATAGTACTTAAAGCCTGCGAAGCCCCCTTCAATTATATAATGGAAAATGCTGGTCTTAATGCTGAAGTTATTTGGAATAATATCTATGATTCAAGACCAGATGGTAAATCTGAGGCCTTTTCAAATTCTTATGGTTATGATGTAAGGAGAGAAATTTATGTTGACATGGTCAAAGAAGGAATCATTGATCCAGCAAAAGTAACAAGAGTTGCACTAGAAAAAGCAGTCTCAGTAGCAGGAACAATGCTAACTACAGAATGCGTAGTAACAAAAATAAAAGAAGATAATAATAATAAAGCAGCCGATACAATGGCTGGAATGGGATTTTAAATTATGGGAAAAGAAATTGACATTAACCAACAGCAACAAGTAAATATTAACCCAAAGGATTTACAAGATGTATTCTGCACAGAATGTGAGAATCAAACCTTTAATCAAGTATTTTTATTCAAAAAACTATCTGCAGTTTTATCTCCAAATGGAAAAGAATCAATGATACCTTTACAAGTTTTTAAGTGCGATAAGTGTGGTAATATTAATGATGAATTTATACCGAATAACGACGGTAAAAAAATTATATAATGCCTAATAAAATAGAGCATCCAAATCATTATAATAAAGGTAAAATAGAAGTTTGGGACTTTATAGCGGATCAAAACCTAAATTTCTTTGAAGGTAATATCGTAAAATATATTACTAGGTGGCATGATAAAAATGGACTTGAAGATTTGTTAAAAGTTAAAGAGTACATAGATAAATACATAGAGGTGATAAAGAAAGATGATGAACTTCAATAGTAAAAACATCAAAGATCCTCTTGCAATGTCGAGAGAGGCAAAGAGATTAGGTAAGAAGATGATATCTAATAGCCAGATTAAAACCTATAATCAATGCCCTCATAAATGGAAAAGCATGTATATAGATGGGTATAAGGAATATCAACAATCGATATTCTTTACATTTGGTACTGCAATGCATGAAACACTACAGCATTTCTTAACTGTAATGTATAAAGATACTGTAAAGGCGGCTGAGTCTTTGAATCTACCAAGATTGCTGAAGGAAAATATGTCGATTGCCTACAAATCAGGCGTTAAAAGAAATAGTGGTGAACATTTTACTACAAAATTTGACTTAGAGGATATCTACAAAGAAGGTGTAAAAATACTAGAAGCTTTTATTAAAAAACGCGGTTCTTATTTTACAAAAAAGAATTGCGAACTCCTAGGTATAGAAATACCAATACTAGTAGAATCCGATGTTAATTCTAATATATTGATAGGAGGCTTCCTAGATATTGTTATGAAAGAGCATGATAAAATAAAAATCTATGATATTAAAACTTCATATAAAACTTGGGATAAAAAGAAAAAAAGAGATGGGTCTTTTCAATTGAGATTGTATAAGAAATATTTTGCAAAACAATATGGAGTAAAAGAAGAAGATGTTGAAATTGAATTCTTTATTGTAAAAAGAAATATCTATGAAAATTGCGATTTCCCTCAAAGTAGAATTCAACAGTTTACACCTGCTTCTGGTAAGCCTACTATGAATAAAACTGCTAAAGTTGTAGATGAATTTATTACCTCTGTTTTTAATGAAGATGGTACATATAATACAGATAGAGAATATAAAGCAACAGCAGGTATTAAAAATATGAATTGTAAATACTGTCCATTCAAAATGAATTATGAAAGATGCCCAAAAGAAATGAGAACCCAAAAATAGATTTACATGGCGTAAGACATGCAGATGTATTTAATGAAGTAGATAAGTTTATAAGTAATAATTTATATGCTGATAAATTAGAAATAGTGACAGGATTTAGTCCAAGGATGAAAGAACTAGTTCAAAACGTATTATCTGATTATAAACTAATTGGTATAGAACAAGAATATAATAGCGGAGTATTAATAATAAAGTTATGAAAATAGGTATAGTGGGAAGTAGAAGATATGAAAATAAAAGAAAGATTAAAGAGACGATTTTTAATCTCAAAAAGAAATTCAATACTGAAGTTGAAATAGTTAGTGGTGGATGTAAATTTGGGGCAGATAAATATGCAAAAAAATATGCACTGGATTTTCAATTAAAATATAAAGAATTCAATCCTTCACACACTGTACAAAATCTATATTCTGCATGTAATGAGGGTTATTATAGCAAAGACTATTCACCAAGAAACTTTTTTCATAGAAACAACCTATTAGCAAAATACATAGATTATCTAATAGCATTTATACCAAAGGGAGTAACTTCTAATGGTACTATGGATACTATTAAGCATGCAAAAAAATTAGGCAAAAAAATAGTTATAATTACTTAACTTTCAATATATATCTATATATTTATATATGAAGGAATAGGTTATGAAATACAATGAAAACAAACTAACATCAGTTACAGTAAATGATAATAATCGTAAAGAATTCAAAAAGCTTGCTATAGACGAGGATATTACTTTCCAAAAGCTTGTTAATATAACTTTGGAATTATATGTAACTGATATTAAATTTAGACGTGAAATTAATAAGAGGAAATAAGTTATATGAAATTACCAAAGCTAAATCGAGTAAATAAATTATCGCATAAAAAGAAGATCCTAATGTTATCAGATGATTGTAGATTGAAATCTGGAGTTGGAACTATGACCAGAGAAATCATGAGGGGAACAGTACATAAATATGATTGGATTCAGATAGGAGGAGCATTAAACCATCCTGATGCTGGTAAAGGAATAGTTGACATATCCTCAGATTTTCAAAAATGGACAGGAGATAGTACAGCAAATGTTAAGGTATTACCAATAGCTGGTTATGGTGACCAAGATGTAGTTAGATCTTTACTTGACTCTGAAAAACCAGACGCCATCTGCCATTTTACTGACCCTAGATTTTGGGAATGGTTATATGCAATGGAGCATGAAATAAGACAACAAATTCCTATTACATATTTAAACATTTGGGATGATCTACCATACCCCCATTGGAATGAAAATGCTTATGAATCGTGCGATTTACTAATGGCAATTTCAAAGCAGACTTATAATATTAATAAACATGTTTGCCAAAGAAAACCCCGAGTAGAAGAAAAAGACTTATTTTATGTCCAACATGGAATAGATGAAAATATATTTAAACCCATAGATGAAACTGATGGCGACTATCTGAATTTTAAAAAAGAAGTTTTAGGCGATAAAGAAAAAGATTTTGTACTATTCTTCAATTCTAGAAATATTAGAAGAAAAAGCCCATCAGATCTAGTCCTAGGGTATAGAAAGCTTTGTGATCAATTAACAAAAGAACAATCAAGTAAATGTGTATTGATAATGCACACAGACCCAATAGATGATAATGGTACAGATCTACCAGCTGTAAAAGAGGCACTATGCCCAGAATATGATATAAAATTTAGCACACAAAAAATAGATGATAAATTTCTTAATTATATGTATAATCTTGCAGATGTTACATGCAACCCATCTTCTGCAGAAGGATTTGGTCTGTCTCACATGGAATCTTTGATGGCTGGAACGCCAACAATTGCAACAGTACTTGGTGGACTTCAAGATCAAATGGGCTTTAAGATTAATGGAGAAGAATTTTCTGTTAAACATTTAACAGCAGATATACCTAGTAATTCTACAAGTGAACTTTCAACTGATCATGGGGAATGGACTTTACCTCTATGGCCACAACTAAATTTGCAAGGTTCACCAAAAACACCTTATATATATGATTCAAGAGCTAGTATAAGTCAAATTACAAATCAGCTAAAAGTTTGGTATGATAGAGGAAGACAAGAAAGAAAGAGAAGAGGATTAGTTGGTAGGAATTGGGCAATAAAAAATAAGTTTAACCACAAAGGAATGGCTGATGCATTTATAAAAGCTATGGAAGGCTGTTTTTCTAACTTTATACCAAGAAAAAACTTTACTATAATGAAAGTAGAAGCAGATATACAAGAAAACTATCCAATGGGAGAATTGATATGATTAAACCTAAATTAGTTATAAGTTGCCCAGCAACATCAAGAAGTGGTTATGGAGACCATGCAAGAGATTTAATAAAAAGTTTAATTTCTATGAATAGATTTGATATTGAGATTATGGATCAACGCTGGGGCGGATGTCCAAAAAATGCTCTTACTGAAAAAGAGGAGGCAATTTCTTCACTCATAATGGAAACTAACGAATTAAAATATAAACCAGACATTTGGATACAAGTAACAGTACCAAACGAATTCCAGCCTGTAGGCATTTATAATATAGGAATTACTGCTGGTATGGAAACTAATCTAGTTAGTCCGCAATGGATTGAAGGTATCAATAGAATGGACAAAATAATCGTACCCTCAGAGCATTCTAAAAGAGTCTTTATTGAATCATCATATGATAAAATGGACAAAAATACAAAGAAAAAACAAGGAACTCTTAAGTGCGAAGTACCAATAGAAGTATTATTTGAGGGATCAGATATTAGTATTTTCAAAAAAACTACAGATATACCTATAACCGTTATAGAATCTATGAAACAAGTTAAAGAAGACTTTTGTTTTTTAATGGTAGGCCACTGGCTTCAGGGAGATTTCGGTCATGATAGAAAAGATGTTGGAGGAGTTATAAAAGTTTTTTGCGATACATTCAACAAATTAAAAAATAAACCAGCTTTGATAATTAAAACCTCTGGAGCTACCTACTCTGTAACAGATAGAGAAGAGATGTTAAAAAGGGTGAGGTTTATTCTAAAGGCAGTAGATAATAATAGAGTTAGCATCTATCTACTACATGGAGATATGACACCAGAAGAATTAAACGGTTTATATAATCATAAAAACGTAAAAGCTATGGTATCTTTTACTCACGGAGAAGGATATGGAAGACCTCTACAAGAATTTAGTATAACTGGTAAGCCGACTATTGCATCTGGGTGGTCTGGGCAGGTAGATTTCCTTTCTGAATATGGGATATTATTGAAAGGGAACTTGGGTAAAATACATGAATCTTCTGTTTGGAAAGATGTAATATTAAAGGATTCAGGTTGGTTTTTTATAGACCCTAATTATGCATCAGCAGTTCTAAAAGATGTTTATAAAAATTATAAGGCTCATCTAACTAGAAGCAGAAAACAAACTCAATATATAAAGGAAAATTTTACATTAGATTTAATGTTAGAAAAGTTCAAAACTATGATGGAAGCAATACCCTCAGCCCCTGAGAAAGTATTGTTGAATCTACCAAAACTAAAAAAGTTGGAGAAAATAAATGACTAAAATACAAAAAGCAGATTGGGAACAAAGCCCCATAACCAATAGAAATGAAGTTATAGTCGAGGTTGATGATAAACAGGGAGAATCAAGGTTATGCATAGGAAGTGGGTTCTTTACAAATGAAAACCCTTTAAACTATAAAAAACATCCAGATTTCAAAATTAAGAAATATGAAAAGAATATGCCACAAATAATGAAAGATCTTAGATTTGATGATGGTGAGTCTTATTGGTATCCAACTACGATTCAACTACAAGACGGAATAATATTTCCAGAAGGAAAAGATGCAGACAATTGGAAATGGTGCTATGCACCAATAGAACAACTAGGCGAAGATGATAAAGTAGGAGATTATGAATCTAAGATTAACATGGCTAAGGCCGAGAGGTTTGATAGATTTTTAGAAGCTAGTAAAAAATTAAATGGAGTTGATTTAGATGAATTTTCTGACAGAGCATAAAACAAAACAAGCTAGGATGTTTCAAATACCAGTTAGAGCTTTACAGAAGGGTATGATCGTTTCTTTTAGATATACAAATAAAAAGGGAGAAGCGAAAGGGGATATGATGCTAGTATTGAATCCTGGATATAAAAGTAAAGTTCATGCTCTATCTCTATCTAGTTTTTCTTCTAGAAAATTAAATGAATTAGCCAATACAGTGGGCTTAACGCGTATTCGCGAATATTCTGTTAAAGGAATAGATTTGGAAAAACTTGTAATGGAGATATCATCAAATAGATTTTATGGAGCTTTCCTAGGGAATGTTAAAAAAGAATATAATGATGCATATAGAACGTATTTTATTAACAAAATGACAACAACTTTTATAGTAGATTATAAATTTCAATAGAACAATAATATATGACAATAAGTTACGCGATAACAGTATGCAATGAGCATAAAGAGATAGATAAACTATTAACTTTTCTATTTGAACATAAAAGACCAAATGACGAAGTAGTAGTTCAAATGGATAAAGATAATTCAACGCAAGAAGTAATCAATATTTGTAAACGATTTGAATCAAAAACAGCATTGGAATATAAATTATGTCAATATTCATTAAATAAGAATTTTTCAGCATATAAAAATAATTTGAATAAAAATTGTTCTGGAGATTGGATATTTCAAATTGATGCAGATGAAATACCAAATCCCTATTTGATACAAGCTATTCCATATGTTCTAGAAGCTAATGAAGGAATAGAAGCATTTTGGGTTCCAAGAGTAAATACAGTAGCAGGAATTACAGACGAACATATTGCTAAATGGGGTTGGAGAGTAAGTGGACCTGATAATTGGGTTAATTTCCCTGATTGGCAAATGAGAATATATCGAAACAAAGAAGAAATATATTGGACAAAACCAGTACACGAACAATTAAAAGGTTATACTAAATTTGCAAATTTACCAGAAGATGAAAAATTTGCTTTATACCACCCAAAAGATATTGGAAGACAAGAAGAACAAAATGCATTTTATGAAACTATTTAGGAGATAAAGATGATATCATTATTTAAAGTTTACATGTCAAAGCATGCAAATAAAGAAGTTGGGAAAGTATTAGATAGCGGATTTATTGGACAGGGTCCAAAGGTTAAAGAATTCGAAGATGAACTGGGTAAAAGGTTTATTAGAGATCATGTGGTAACAGTCAATAGTGGAACATCTGCAGAGCATCTAGCTTTAAGATTGTTAAAAAGCCCAGATATAAATACCAAGAACTTTGATGGTATGGCATATTGGGAATCCAATTGGCCTGGTATTCAAGATGGTGACGAAGCATTATGTACACCTTTAACTTGTACTGCAACAAACTTTCCAGTATTAGCAAATGGAATTAATATAAAATGGGTTGATGTAGATAAAAAAACTTTAAATATGTGTTTAGTAGATTTAGAAAGAAAGTTATCTCCAAAAACTAAAGTTATTTATGTAGTTCACTGGGGTGGTAACCCGATAGATCTGGACGGGTTAAAAAGAATACAAGAAAAATGCAAAAAGCTATACGGATTTAAACCAGCAATAATAGAAGATTGTGCTCATGCATTTGGAGCAAAATATAAGGGGCAACCAATAGGGACTCATGGTAACTTATGTACATTTAGTTTTCAAGCTATAAAACACTTAACTTCTGGTGATGGTGGTATGTTAGTTACACCACATCTGGAATTGGCAAAAAGAGCTAAAATACTAAGATGGTATGGAATAGATAGAGAAGATAATAGAAAAGATTTTAGATGCGAAGCTGATATTCCTGAATGGGGTTATAAATTTCATATGAATGATATAAATGCATCAATAGGCTTATGCAATCTAAGAGAAGTAGATGAAAACGTTATAAAAAAGAATATAGATAATGCTCACTTTTATCAGAAGGAATTGGATGGTGTAAATGGCGTCGAATTAATTAAAGAAACACCTGGCTGTTCTTATTGGTTATATACAATGCTAGTTGATGACCAACCAGGTTTTATGAAAATGATGGAAGAAAAGGGTATAATGGTTAGCAGAGTGCATGAAAGAAATGATAAACATACATGCGTATCAGAGTATAGATGCTCATTACCAACCCTGGACAAAGTAGTAAATGAAATGATATGTATTCCAAATGGTTGGTGGGTAACAAAAGAACAAAGAGAATATATTATTGATTGTATAAAACAAGGTTGGTAATGGCAGTAGATTTAGAATCATCAGTAAAAAACCAAGGTCCATGGGTAACTAAAATTATTCATTTTGTTGGTGGGGAAAAAAGAACAATAGAAGGAATTAACACCTCCACCATTAGACAAGGCCAGTTTACCAAGTTCCATTTAAAGGACGGGAGTTATTTAATGGTTAATGATAAAAATGTGTTAATGATAGAAGTATTTAGTGAAATTTAATAAAAACAAAATGTATTTAGAACCAAAACATATCCACTCTTCTTATACCCTAAACAATTTAGGGGAAACAATTTATAATACCGTTAGAGAATTAAAACCTAAAAAAATAATTGATTTTGGGTTATTATATGGTTATTCAACAGTATGTCTTGCTCAAGGTGTTAGAGACAATGGGTTTGGAGAAATTATAGGTTATGACTTATTTGAAGATTACCAATATAAGAATTCAATAAGAAATATAGTTAACTATAATCTTAAATATAATGGATTAAATAATATTGTAACTTTAATTAAAAAAGATTTTAATGAATGGTTAAAAGAAGATGAGGATTTTGATCTCATCCATCTTGATATATCCAATACAGGAGATACTATTGCTAGTATCCATAATAAATATCCAAATTCAAACATAATATTTGAAGGGGGGACATTAGAGAGAGATAATATAGAATGGATGGTGAAATATAACTGTAGACCAATTAATAGTACTAAAGAATCAACAAATTACAAAGTATTAAACAACAAATTTCCTGGATTATCAGGAATTAATTTATAATTATGAAAATTAATTATGTAATAGCAACATTTAATGGAAAATTTCCATCTAATAAAAGAGATCATAAGGTAAAGAATAAAGCCTTTCTTATATCTCCAAATGATATATTAAAAAACCATTTGAATAAATTAGCTGAAATTGATAGTAACATATCACAAATTACTATAATGAAACCTCAATCAGATAACACTTGGGGAAGTTATTATGATATTAACAAAATAGTTAATAAAATAAATTGTAAAATAGAAATTAAAGAATGTGAAAATTTTGGATATTCTCCTGGGCAATTCCTAAAGGCTTTTGAGTATTATAATGATGAATTTGATTATTATTGCTTTATAGAAGATGATTATTGTGCTAGTATGGATAATTTTGATTCAATATTTCAAAATATTTACCAAGAAGATTTTAAGAATAACATTGGGGTATTATGTTCTGTTGTAGAAGGTTCAAAAGATTATAAAGAAAAAGCAGGATATCCAATCCATTTTGAAGGGATGGTATTTGTAAGTACTACAACACTAAAAAAATTATACTCTAATCCTTACTTTGAGAAAACTCCTAGGGAAATGCTTGATAAAATCGATAACAAAATAGATAATGGGTTTGATTGGAACGGACAATGGAACAGTTATATTGGGGGGTATTATCAATTAACATTTTCCCATTTATTTACATTGTCTGGGATAGAACATTCTCATTACTTAAAAAGACCAATAGAAGGAAAAAAGTTGCAATTTCCCTATTGGTCAGATGGGTATACGTACGATTTAGGAGGACAAATAATATTTTATGATTCTTCTACTTCATATAGAGATAAATTTACTGAAGAAGATATTAATAATTCTCCAATAATTCCTATTCAATTGTCTAATAGAAAATTAATAAATAAATTTTTGTAATGAGTAAATCAAAAATTATATTTTTAATAGGTATGCATCGTTGTGGGACTTCTCTCCTTTCAAATTGTTTAGTAGAAAATGGGTGGGATATAGGAAAAACCAAAAACCAAGATAAAAATTGGCAAAATCCTAAAGGTTATTTCGAAAATGATTCATTTACTAATTTTCATGATAAATTGTTAGAATACAATGAGTGTTCATGGCATCACTTACCAAAAAACAAATTTGAATATAATCAAGATCATTTAATAAATTACAGAAAACTTATCCAAAAAGAATTTAGCAGTGAAAAAATATTAATTAAAGATCCTAGACTAACCTTTTTCCAATCTTTCTTAAAAGAGATATGCTCTGATTTACATCAGTATTATTTTATTTTCTGTACTAGAGATAAAATTGAATGTTGTAATTCATTATCATCTGCTCAAAATATTCCTAATGAGATAGGTGAAAGAATATATGACAAAACCCATCAATATAATAATAGTGAGTGTCTTTCCATTAATCATAGAGATATAATTTATTCAAATAATAATACAATGAATACTATATTTTCTTTTTGTGGAGAAAACGCTCCATTAGATACTTCAAATATAGTAGATTTAAATTTATACAGAAATAGAGAAAATGTTTAATTAATTTGGATAAGTCAAAAAAAATTACTATATTAGTATTAAAAGAAGGGAATCTATGCCTATATTTATGAGATTAATTGATAATAAAATAACCTGGGCTGGTGAGGTGAACAAGCTTGGATTCGAAAAAGATGATGGATATAGAATACCAGACGAATATTTAGAAGCTGGAAAATTTGTTATACTTAGACTATGCCACGGTTTTGGTGACTGGAGTATAATTTCAGCAATGCCAAGACTATTGAAGAAAAAGTATCCAAATTCAAAAATATACATACCATCAGAGAAACTTATAAGTGAAACTTGGGGAGATGATATAGAGGGCTGGAAACATTGGCCGGAACCAGCTAAAAGTGCTGAATTGGTTTTTGCAAATAATCCATATGTAGATGGAACCATAGATTCTTTTGATGGAGAGATATATCATGATCACTATAGAATTTGGGATAAAGATAACGAAGATGAACCTATGGTAGAACAGATTTTAAGATTTTGGCAGTTAGATGATGAAGATATAAAAGATGTAAACCCCGAGTTATACTATTCAGAAGAGGAAAAGGAACTTGGAGATAAGATTATAAAAGACTACTTTGGAGATGAAGATTTTGGAGGGTTAATACTATCTACGTCTGAATTAGCTAAAGGTGAATTTTATGGTGGGAAGATAGATGAAAAAACGCATGAAGTATTAAAAAAGTATAAACACTTGAAATTCTGTTTTTATTCTGGTATTGATATTAAGGAAACGCCATTTGATTATATGAATGTTGTATTAGACTTTAAGGATACTGATCTATCTATAAGAATGCAATGCTATATAAGAGAGAAGGCTAAAATAAATTTGGGGTATCAAAGTAGTATATATGATACGATATCCAGTAAAACAGAAATTATATGTACATCATATACAATGCCAGGTTTACACGGCGAAAATTACGGGAGGAGAATACAATATGTCTAAAATTAAAGTATTTTTAAGACAATGGAACGGAGCAAATACACGTGAAAAGCATCTTGATACAAGACCAGATTGGTTCTCGTATGAGAAATGCTACCGTTCAATTAAGAAAGCAGATATAGATTTAACTATAATGTTAGATGGTACAATAAATAATCATCATTTCGAATTTGACAAAGAAGATAAAGTAATAGAATTCACAGGTGGTTCAGACTTTGCAAGTTTTAAGCATTGTTTAGATGCTATTGAAAAAGCAAATTTAAAAGATAATGATATAGTTTATTTAGTAGAAGATGATTATCTACATAGAGATGGTTGGGCAGATATATTATTGGAGGCTTTTTCAAGTATTGATGTTGACTATGTTACTTTATATGATCATTTGGATAAGTATAATCATCCTGCATATGAACAATTGCAATCTAAATTAGTATATACTAAATCAACACACTGGAGAACAACGCCTTCTACATGCAATACTTATTCGGGAAAATGGGCTACTTTTAAGAAGCATTGGAAAATACATACTAAGTATTGCCAACGAGAAAATGCAGTAGGAGCTTATGATCATTCAAAATTCATTGAATTATGGAATTCAGGTTCTAACTTGATATCTTGTGTCCCTGGATATAGTACACATAGCGAGAAACAATTTCTATCGCCTTTAATAAATTGGAGTAAAATATGAACAAGAATATACTAATAACAGGAGGAACTGGTTTTCTAGGTGCTTATATAGCAAAACGCCTGGTTGAATCAGCAGATAGTGTAACAATTGTTACATTAGATATCAAACAAAAAACCACTTTAAAATTTTTAGATATTGATATGAAAAAGATTAATTTGGTTAAGGGAGATATAAGAGATTTTGAATTTATAAAACTATTGTTTAATGAATATGAATTCGACACAGTATATCATCTAGGAGCATTATCAGAAGTTAAAAAATGTCAACCAAATCCAAAGTTAGCATTTGAAACAAATATAGCTGGTACAATAAATATCTTAGAAGCTGCAAGATTATATGGAAATGTAAAGGCAATTGCTGTTAGTAGCTCTGATAAAGCCTATGGTAAGGGAGAAGTTCCTTATGTAGAATCTACACCTATGAATGGTAGAGGGATCTATGAAGTATCAAAATCTTGTACAGATTTAATTGCAAGGTCCTATTTCTATAATTACGATTTACCAGTAGTTGTAACAAGATGTTCTAATTTATATGGTGGTGGCGATATGAATATGTCAAGAATAATACCAAATACTATTCAATTAGCATTAAAAGGTGAATCTCCTATGATATGGAAGGGCAGCGAGGAATCAACCCGAGAATTCTTATACATAGAAGATGCAGTTGACGGATATTTATCACTAGTTAAAAATATAGCCACAACTGCTGGTTATGGATTTAATATGGGTAGTGGAGAAATAATCTCTATAGGAGATCTAGTAAATATGATACTAGAAAAAATAGATAACTCATTATCGGTAAATTATATAGAAAAAGATTTTCCAGAAATAAACCATCAGTATCTAGATTCTGGTAAAATAAAGAAGTATACAGGATGGAAGCCGAAAACAAACCTGCATGAAGGGTTGGAAAAATCTATTGAAATATATAGTGGTACATTATAATGGAAAAAAGAATAGAAACTGATAAGATGATATCTGTAATAGTTCCTTCTTATAGAAATCCCAAGTGCCTAGATATATGTTTAGAGTCTTTGCTTAGAGGTCAAGAGAATACCAACGAAGTTATTTGTATAATAGATGGTTTCGTTGAAGAAAGTTCAAGTATAATTGAAAAATATAAAAATGATGTAAACTTTATATCTTCTAATGAAAATAGTGGAATGCAACATTCATTGAATATAGGTATATGGCATGCAGAGAATGAAAAACTACTAATAGTAAATGATGACAATGTATTTCCAATGAGTTGGGATAAAATATTACTTGAGGATTATGATGAAAATTTAATTATAACTCCAAATCAAATTGAAAAAACTAAAGGTATATTTAATTTTGTAGTTAAAGATTTTGGCCCCCCTGAAGATTTTGATCTAGATGATTTTATGCATAATGAAAAAACACTAAGAGAAGATAAACTTACAGATGATGGTGGTATATTTCCCCTATTTTTATCTAAGAAAAAATATATGATGGTTGGGGGATTTGACGACTTATACCCTTCTCCATTTATTTGTGATTGGGACTTCTTTTTAAAATGCGAATTAGCTGGGATGAAAACTCTACGTTCTAGAAAATTAAACTTTTATCACTTTGGGTCAGTATCAACTAAAAATAGTAAAGAGGGGCAAAGATTCAAAGAATCAGAAGTAGAAGCATATGGGCTATACAAATACAAGTGGGGATTTGATATGATATTAAATAAAGATTTATCTCATTCTCCAAAGGGTAAAATTATAAGAGGTATAAAATATGAATAAAACGATATTGATAACAGGTGTTGCTGGGTTACTTGGTTCAAGACTTGCAGACTGGATAATAAATAATACAGATTACAAAGTAATTGGCGTTGATGACTTATCAGGAGGATACATAGAAAATATTCCAAATAAGGTTAAATTTTATAAATTTGATTTAAAAGAACTTGATAGGGTAGATAGATTATTTAAACAACATAAACCAGAAATTGTATATCATTATGCAGCTTATGCAGCAGAGGGGTTAAGCCCATTTATTAGAAAGTATAATTATGAAAATAATTTAATATCTTCTATAAATTTAATAACTTGTAGTATAAAATATGATATACAAAGATTTGTATTTGCAAGTTCAATGTCTGTTTATGGGGACAAATACGACCCACCATTTTCAGAAGATTTACAACAATGTCCTATAGATCCATATGGTGTAGCAAAATTTTCTGTAGAACAAGATTTGAAAATAGCATTACAACAACATGGGTTGAAATATACAATTGTAAGACCACATAATTTCTATGGGCAAAACCAAAATATATGGGATAAGTATAGAAATGTATTAGGAATCTGGATGTATCAGATTATGAATGATATGCAACCAACAATATTCGGAGATGGGGAACAGAAAAGAGCCTTCAGTTATGTTGATGATTCAATTGTACCATTTTGGAATGCATCTCAGAATCCAGCATGTATAGGTGAAATAATAAACCTTGGTGGTATTAAAGAATATACAATTAATGAAGCTTGTAATATATTGATAAGTGTAACCGGCACCCCCCTTACTAAAAATTACTTGGAAGCGCGGCATGAAGTAAAACATGCTTGGTCGACATGGGATAAATCCCAAAAATTATTAGATTTTAAACATGAAATAGACTTAGAAGAAGGTTTAACTAGAATGTGGAAATGGGCCCTATCACAACCTAAAAGAAAAAGATTCTTTTGGGGAGAATACGAATTGGATAAGGGTATTTACGAATACTGGAAAACTGAGAAATGAAAAATAATTTAAGCGAGCTCGAAAGGGATAATGGTGAACTACACGAGGATTCTTTTAATACTATTAATGATATCTGCTCAATTACAAATCCTAAAAGAATATTAGAAATAGGTTTTAATAGGGGTACAAGTTCAATATATTGGTTACAAAATTCAAAAGCATTAGTAACAAGTATAGACATCAGACCATATAAAGATGTTCAAAACTCTATCAGTTACATAAAAGAAAAATATCCCGGGAGGTTTGAATATATTGAAATGGATAGTAGAAACATACAAAGCTCTTTTTGGCATAATAAATTTGACTTATGCTTTATTGATGGCGATCACACAATCAGAGGAGTCAATATTGATGTTAATAAATGTATAGAAATGAATATTAGATATTTAACTTTTGACGACTATTTTCATGGGTCTCATAGTAAAGATATTCAAAATATAATTAAGTATAAAAACGCAGTTAATGCTGTTCTAAATACTACAAAAGAATTTGAAGAAAAAGATGCTGCACCAATAGAAAGAGTTAAGAATATTATAGAATATAATAGGATGATAGATACGAAAATTAAAAATGAAGCTGCTGCTAATAAATCAAATTCAAATTTACAAATTATTAAAGAATATAATACTGGAAGTGGGCAAGTTCTAGTTGAGAATAAATTATGCAATACTTTATAATGTTCCCAGATGATAAAGAAAAAGAAGTAACTTTTGAAAGTAACTTATTAGGAGAAAGCTCCTTCAAAGTATTCTGGGGCGGAGAGGGTTTAAAAAAACTAATGTGGATGGTTGACAAAACTCCAGAGGTATTACCACTAGTAAAGATAAAAAATGACAAAGGAAAGGACTATGAAGTATTAGAATTCCTGGAAGAAATACAAAAATTGCAAATAAGAACTTCTCAATAGAGGTAGAATATATATTTATATAAAAGGATAAATTATGGCAAACCCCCCAAAGGCAGTTAAATTAGGAAGATACGTTAGAAAAGTTGGATATTTTGATATACGACAAAAAATAACTCAACCAAAACGTAAAAAGAATTTCAAAGGAGAGTATGAAATAATAGGAGGCTCTGTAGAAATTTTGTTATACCATGGTAAAAATAAGATCGGAGGGCCTTATAAGTCTCATCATGATGCTGAAGTTGAAGCAAAAGAGCTATTGAGTAAGAAGTTCAAGTATACTAAGCCTAAAAAGTAGCAATTTAGCTTGAGTATTTGATATTTATTAAAGAATAATTATTCAGTAATAGATAAGAGGAATATTCCTATGCAAGAAGCACCAAATGAATATAAAATAGACTTTGGACCCTATTCAGTAGAGCTAAAAAGCTCTCAAGTTTATTTTAAAAAAAACAATAGCTTAATGAAAGCTATACCAGTAAAATCCACTTTCGGGTTATATGACTTAAAAAAATTAGCAAAAAAAGTTGCTAGTTCTGTTAATATGACTAATAAATTGTCAAAAGATGTATTAAAAGCTGAAAAAGATAATGACCGTAACTTATTAAAAGGAGTTGACGAGTCTAATAAAATAGAAGAGGACTTTGTTAAAAAAGGATTTTTATATAAATCTCTTACATATAAAGTAACGGATCAGCAAGCAGTTTACAATGCATACAAAAAATTCAAAAGGGGAAATAAAACTATAAATATAGTAGCTAGTAATAAAGGTGATACTGTAACTTTCTCAGGTCATCCTCAAAAAGGCCCTTGGCTTGCACCATCAATAGCAGATCAATTAGATATGGCTATACAAAAAACCGGAAAGGCAAAATTAATAGACTCTGAAATAAAGAAACTCAAGGAGAGTAAAATGAATAAATCAGAAATTCTCTTTAGAAAAATGATTAGAGAAATAGCTGAACCTATGTTAACCGAAGAATTAAATGAAGCTAAGTATAACATTAGTAAAATGTACCCAAACTCTACAGACTTAGAAAGAGATATAGTTGCATGGTATAGGTCATTGAAAAAAGATGTCGGTGAAAAATATGCTAAAGAAATGAGAGCTGATTTAGTAAAAGTTCTTAT